TGCAGGCGAAGTCCTGACTGCCTTTGACGAAACAAACGTAATGAAAGACCTTCATGTCAGCCGCACAATCGCATCTGGCAAGTCGGCACAGTTCCCAGTGACAGGTAAAGCAAACGCAGCCTATCACACCGTAGGAACACCCCTACTCGGCACACAGGCCATCAAGCACAACGAAAAGGTCATCAACATCGATGACGTTCTGATTGCTGATACCTTCATTGCCAACATCGATGAGGCTAAGAACCACTACGATGTGCGCGCCGAATACAGCCGCCTTCTTGGTATGGCTTTGGCAAAAGAGTTTGATACCCGCACAATGCGTGTTGGTGTTCTAGCAGCCCGTAGCGCAGCGACCATTACAGGTGGCAACGGCGGCTCTGCTTTGACTGACTCCGATGCTGATACTGACGGTGCATCACTCGCAGCTTCTATCTTTGAAGCGGCTAAGGTCATGGACGAAAAAGACGTTCCAGAGAGTGACCGTGTGGCAATCGTTAAGCCAGCCCAATACTACAACCTAGTCCAAACCACTAACGTGATTAACCGTGACTGGGGTGGTGCTGGTGTGTACGCAGACGGTACAGTCTTGCGTGTTGCAGGTATCCAGATTGTTAAATCTAACAACGTACCATCTACAAACATTGCCGCAGCAACAGCGGGTGAGAACAACACCTATCACGGTAACTTCTCAACAACCGTTGCACTGGTCATGCAGAAATCTGCAATCGGCACAGTGAAGCTGATGGACTTGGCTGTAGAGCAAACATCAGGCGACTATAACATCATGTATCAAGGTACATTGATGGCCGCAAAATACGCGATGGGTCATGGCATCCTTCGCCCAGAATGCGCAGTAGAAATCAAAACTGCTTAATTCTTTTTTGGGTCAGTCCTCACGGGCTGGCCCATTTTTTTATTCACGAGGACAACATGGCTATACCATCGTCAATGACCGAACTAGAGGCGGTCAACATACTACTTACGACCATAGGTGAGGCTCCTGTAAACACACTTACAGGTAACCAAGTGACGGACGTTTCAATCGCCAATCAGGTCTTGAATGAGGTTAGTCGTGAGGTTCAAAGCCAAGGCTGGCATTTTAACACTGAGCGGCGTGTTCCGTTAGCGCCCACCATCGATAACCAAATTCCAATCCCAGCCAATGTATCACGTATTGATACGCCTGATTTTGATGGGGTTATTAAAGAATCCAAACTCTTTGACCTCACTGAGCGGTCTTACACATTTACCAGCACGGTCTATGCGGACATCGTTTACTACCAAGACTTCGATGTACTGCCAGATGTCGCCAAGCGATACATCACTATTCGTGCTGCCCGTATATACGCAGATCGGATGCTGAACTCGCAGACAATCCACAAGATGACCGCGCAAGATGAACAAAGAGCGCTGATGGATTTGAAAGAATACGAAGGCGACACCGCAGATTACAACATGATGCAAAGCTACTCAGTAGCGCGTGTGTTGAACCGTGGGTTTAACAGAAGGGTTCTGATGCAATGAGCCTAATCAGTTCTGCCATTCCAAACCTTGTGCAAGGTGTTTCACAGCAATCCCCTGCACTTCGATTGTCTTCACAGGCAGAGCTACAGGAAAACGCATTCCCATCGCTTGTCGAAGGCTTACAGAAGCGGCCACCGCTGGAACATAGTGCTATCTTAAGCAACACAACCACCGCTGGTTCGTTCATTCATTTGATAAACCGTGATGCCATTGAGCGATACTTCGTGTTCATCAACGCATCTAACCAAATTACGATTACTGATTTGGCTGGGGTGGCAAAGACAGTCACCTATCCAAACGGCACAACATATTTAAACAGCACGACACCAACTGCTGATTTTCGCGCGGTTACGGTTGCTGACTACACCTTTATTGTTAATACTTCTCAATTAGTTGCAATGAGTAGTTTAAGCACTCCTACCTATCCATTTACAGGTTTGATAGCGGTTAAGCAGGGTGACTATAACCAACGCTACACGGTCTATTTAGACAACGCTGTGGCAGCGGACATCACCACCAGTGCAACTGACCAAACGGAAACTAGAACCACAAGTATCGCAACCAGATTAGCCGCAGCTATAACCGCCCAGTCAGGCTTTACAGCGACCGCTGATGGTAGCACCGTGATTATCACCAAGACAGGTAATGCTGCATTTGAGATGGCTACTTACGATAGCCTTGGTGATGCTGGCTTGTCGGCAACTATTGGTACGGTACAACGCTTTGATGACCTGCCCTTGCAAGCCCCCGATGGCTATATTGCACAGGTGCAGGGTGACCAGACAAATGACTTTGATGATTACTATGTGAAATTCGTAGCCGATGATTCAAACAAGGTTTCGGATGGTACTTGGATTGAATGGGTAAAGCCCAGCATCCCCTATGAAATCAACGCGGCAACCATGCCCCATTTGCTCATCAGGCAAGCGGACGGTTCATTTACCTTTGAGCAAGCTAACTGGGGCGACAGGGCCGTTGGGGATGAAACCTCAATTCCCAACCCAACCTTTGTTGGCAAGAAGATTTCAGATGTATTCTTCTTTCAGAACCGCCTTGGCTTCCTGTCAGGCGAGAATGTGAACATGTCGAGGACATCCGAGTATTTTGATTTCTTCGGTAAGACTGCGCGCACAATTCTGGATGATGACCCCATTGATGTAGCGGCAAGTCACGTAAAAGTTTCAGCACTGAAACATGCCATTCCCTTTGATAGAAAGCTGTTGCTGTTCTCTGACCAGACGCAGTTCATCCTAAAGGGCGGTGACTTCCTGACACCAAAGAACACCTCAATATCCCAAACAACTGAATACGAGGCCAGCACAACGGCCCAACCAGCCGCAGCTGGTAATGTTGTTTACTTCGCTGCAAAGCGCGGCGGTTTCACATCAATTCGTGAATACTACGTGATTGACGATACAGACCGCTCTGATGCTACCGATGTCACAAGCCACGTGGCCAAGTACATTCCAGATGGCGTCTTTGAGATGGCCGCAAGTACAACCGAAAATGCTTTGGTCTGCCTATCAAGCCAAGAAACCAACGCGATGTATCTATATAAATATCACTTCGCTGGTCGCGAAAAAGTACAGGCAGCTTGGTTTAAATACACCTTTGCTGGCTTGGAAATACTGAACGCTGAGTTTATCGAAAGTGGCTTGTATGTGGTTGGGAACAAGGCAGGTAAAACCTGTCTATTCGTCATCAACTTTGATGCTGGTCGCTTTGACACTGACCAAACATACGTCACGAAGCTGGACTACAGGTTTGCAGAAACCAACTGCACTAGAACCTATGATGCAAATGCAAACCAAACCACAATCACCCTACCCTATGAGCTTACAGCACCAACGATTGTGACCCGTGGAACCAACCAAGGCACAGTGCTTACCAACGTATCGGTAACCAACAACGTCATCGTTGTGGCTGGCGATAGGTCAGCAACTCAGTTCTATGTCGGTGAGAAATATACAATGACATATGAGTTTTCAGAGCCAACGCTGAAAGAGCCAACACCAACTGGTGGGCGCGTAGCAATCACTGGTGGACGCCTACAGATAAAACACTGGCTACTTCGGTATCAGGATAGCGGTGACTTCACCGTTAAGGTTCTCCCCCGCTATAGGCCCCTTCAAGCATACGGACTGGGCGGCACGTTTGATTACACAGGGCGTGTGATTGGCGGCGGTGCTGGGGTGCTGGGTACGACAACGCTGGCATCAGGTGACTTTAGGTTCCCTGTGATGTCCAAGGCCGACAGGCTTAGTGTTATCATTGAAAGTGACAGCCACCTTCCCTGCCAATTCTTATCGGCTGAATGGGAAGGTTCGATGCACCTCAGATCAAGAAGAGTAAATGGTTAGGTGTAAGCGCAGCGCACTTCGACAATATCTCCGTTGTTGTACCCACCATTATTTCTATAGTCTCCCTCTGTCGCGAATGGTTCAGTTAGTACAATAGTTTGGAATAATGGCACTCCATCAGCGTCAAACCCAGCACAACTCATATAACCCGAAAATAAAAAAAGGCTCCCGATTTGGAAGCCTTGCCAACACCCAATGTATTATGGGGTTTAGTGGCGGTGCTGTCAGACAAATCGGCTCAAGCATGAGAAGCCTGGAGATCGTGGATTCTACGAGGCAATAAGAGAGCGCCACTCTGTAAGAGCAGCATCGCGGTTTATCTTGAAGTTGATGCGAGTTGATAGTGATCTTTGTGAATTGAAGTGATTGTGAAACGAGGCGTGGATTGAGGCGAACTTCTGTAGACTGTGCATACGCCTGAACCGCAGCATCGCGCGTTCTCGTCTTCGAAAAGGTAAGT